AGATATCTGATCTCGTCCCTTCATTGTAGCAAATTGCAGGGGTCTTCCTGTTGTTGTTTTATCTGGAATTTTTAAATATTCTTCTGCACTAATTCGTGTCATTTGAATATCATTAGATGATCGTCTGCTTACTGCTTCAGTAACAGCTACTACCGTACTGTCTAATAAATACTCTTCAGTTCCAGCAGTCATTGTTTGATTAGTAAATTGAGTAGTCCATAAAAGAATACCCCGATTCTGCCAATCACTTATCATTAAATTAAGAGAACGTCTAGCCGTTATTCCATCATTCCCTACAAATGGTGGCCCACCTAGATGCTCGTAAGCTTCTGCAATAATTTCATCAATATCGAGATTAAAATCTTGAGAGGTAGATACTGGCATAGTGTATACCTACTTGTTTCGTATTTTATTTATTAAGGCTTTAAGTAACGACCATATTTTTTTAACAAGTTTAACAATCCAATTACATGGACAAAATAAACACCCACATTCTAATTTTGCATTCATGTGGTTATCCTACCATTAAAGTAGCAGCAGCACCGCTTGGAAGGGTAACGTGCATTTTTGTCTTTACTCGGATTCCTAATTCTGGTACGTAAACATCTGAGCTACTGCTAACTCCAAGAGTTTGTTGATAAACGATATCACCAGAAGCACTGGCATCACGTACAACAAGATCTCCTTTTGTTGCTGCTGTTCCCCAACTGATAGCCCGTATTCTTGTAGGATAATCAGTGGCAGTTGTAGTCGCAGATACATATACGGCTGTGATAGCTGTAGACATATTTCAATTCCTTATGAACTAAAGATTTTCTTACTTCTATAATAAAAGAGGGATGCTGTTTTAGCAACATCCCCCTTCATTATTAAACAAAGGTCAAAATTGATTAACCAGAGTTTCCGAAGAAACCACGCCAATCAGACCAGCCAAAGCTGTAACGCTCACGAGCTTTGAATCGAAGGTTGCCAGTATCGAAATCTGGCTCCATCTTCGTTCCAAGAGGCGCACGAATGAACATCTTTGTTCCGTTTGGTACGTCAGTTTTAACGAACCAAGCGTCATTGTCTGTGAAGCGATGGTTTACAAAGTCACCTTGTGGAACCACACCCATGCTACGGATAGCATTGATGTCATTCGTATTGGTCACACCGTCTTTATTGGTAGGACCAGTACCCCCTGCTGCCCAACCGTAGTGAACAGTAGTGGTTGACAAGGTTGATTTGAGGATCTTCTGAGCAGTAAACTGAAGATCTGGTGGAATATGCAATGAAACAGGCATAGCACCAATCAAAATGTCTCGGTCATCCTTACATTTTTGAATAGTGATTACGGCTGTTTCAAGGGAAGCTTCCGACAGATCTGCGTCAGTTAGATCATTGCTCTGATTTCCCCCACCAACGATTGGGTGAGCAGCGGAGAATAAAACAACTCCGTCACCACCTAAACCACTGGTGAAACCATTGTTGAAGATATTAGCACCTTTAGTTTGCTTAGTAGATGCCATAGATCTTGCAAGAGCTTTTGCACGAATTTTTGCAAAAGTGTCATACAAGTTATCTTCCATTGCCTCTTCCGTAACGGCAAACGCCAATGCAACAGTCTGGTGGGTATAGCGAGATGCCCAACTTTCTGTAGCACTTTCGTAAGACACCGCAGAACCTTCAGGTTTTACAGGAGCCTCTCCGAAAGCAGTCATTAAGACTTCTTCTTCAAAAGCTCGATCTGAATTTTCAATTTCAAAAAGAGAACGATGCTCTTCATCTATTGAACCATATTCTAACCCGAAGATAGCGTTTAAACCGGGAAGAAGCTGCTTACTAATACTAGCTCTATTTATAGCCATTTTCTACAGTCCTCCCTAGTTATCAATGGAAACCGAATAGTCAAGGTGATTTGACAAACGGGCTAACACTCTGGGATTTGCATCTCCCCATTCATTACCGGGAACTTCCCACAACCCAACAATTCTAACAGGGTTGGAGAGAGAAGTTTTCGATGTTACTTGAACGGACATTGCAGATTGACCAGAATAAGTGTTGCCAGCAGAAATTTCAACAAAGAAATTCTGTGTTTGAACATCACCAATCGTAACGGTTGCATTGCATTGAACTTGGTAAATTGCTTCCGGGTCGTCCATAATATGAGCGACAACGGTAGAATCACCGGATGAAGTACCAGACGGCCAGTAGTTCGACCAAGTGGGTTGTTTAGAGTTCGGATCTACATATTCGCAACCCTGAAACACACCTATTGGACGATCTGCGGTCACTGATACTGGTTGGATATATCCAGCACTTACTTTGACTAGATCACCTCGAAAAATACTATCACCATAAGTATTGGCGATTTGGTACTTACTTGTACCCATTGTATTATACGAACTGCCTCGTCTACGTACTGGAGTAAAACCATTATAAGCGGCTGCTAGTGCCATAATGATTGCTCCTTTTCAGCAAAAGTTAAAGTTTAAGCATCAAACCTTGCACGTTGCCCGGTTGATACCCGTGATTTGCTTGAATCAGTAATAGGCATTCTTCGATCAGGATGATCACTCATCAAACGATTTTTTATGGCCTGTTCCATTTGTTCAGTTCTTTGGGCTGTGGCCTTCTTCTTAGCTTCTGAATACTCGATAGGTTGTTTAGCGAGGGCTACGTCCCCTCGAAGTATGCATCCAGCTAGGCTTCCTTCCTCTCTAATACGAAAACCTGTCGCTAATTCAGGACATTCTTTTGCCATAATAAACTGCCAACCTTCCCGTTCCTTTTTTCCGATGTTCTGGAAATCCTCATCACCATCGAGCATTATCCTTATCCATCGTAGAACATATCCTTCAGATTTATACCTTTCAGTAACCTCTGTAGGAATTTGAAGCCAATCACTACCTTCTATAGCAGCAAGTATAGCTTCACGAGAATGGCCTTCTCTTTCTTCTTGTACCCGTGATTCCCCACTAGGTGCAAGTGATGAACTTTCATTCTGTTCGTTTCCTGTTTCTATTTCTTTTTCAACCATTTACTTTCTCCGCACGTTAAAATTAAACTACAGTCGTATAATCGCCATCAGACCGTTCTGCTTTCGCTTTCTCGGCTGCGTACTTTTCAAGCGGTATATTCCATTTCTTTGCTAAACTTACGTCATCTTTTGTAAGCTTAACCTTTCCTTTAGACGCTGGAGAGTGCGATCTTCCAGCTACCACTTGACGAGGCTTTGACGGAGTAGCCTCTTCCGAACCAAATTTCTGAGGTAGTTCTTGCTGTAGTCGAGCATCTACCTTTTCGTAAAAAGAAGGATCACTTGGATCTTCTCCTTTTTCTTTTAATTCCGCATCTATTGATAAAGCAACGGCTGTCATTGTCCGATCTTTACCAAACCATTCATTCTTCTCAGCCCATTCAGTAGCAAGAGGATCTACAGCCGTAGTAGCACTTTCTTCGTATTGCTGTTTTCTTCGCTCTTGTTCTTGCTCATACTGTTTAGATTGTTGTTTAATCCAATCTTTTTGCTGATCTAATAACCTTAATTCTGTCTGAGCAGTTGAAAGGTCTTCTTGTGCTTGAAGTACATTATCTTTATCTCCTGCATCATATGCATCTTTAAATTTTGTACGAGCACTTTCAAGTTGAGACTTAACTGCATTTTCTTTAGCGTGGGCTAAAGCTTCATCATAATTAAATTTAACTTTACCAACTTCAGACATCTGATATCTAAGTTGATTAAGTTCTGTATGTACCTTTGCCAGTTCCTCGTCACGTTCTTTACGTTGCTTGATTAACTGACGTATTCTTTTTTCTGCTCCCTTTGTTTCAATCCCTTCTAGTTCAGGATCTTCTTCTTTTTCCACCTCCGTTTGCGTTTCTTCCACCACTTCAGCAGTTTCTGTAACAGGTGTTTCAATTTCAATCTCTTCTTTTGCATCTTCTTGTGGTGGCGAATCCACATCTATTTCTGTCCAGCCATCTTGTTCATTTACACTCATTCTATAATCTCCGCAGTTGCGACTTCTACGTTTACGCTACCAATGAATACATCGGATCGACTTCTGATGGATCATCGATCTTCATTATTACTTGATCATCATAAATCAATAAGTACTTAACAGCTTTGTAAAGAAACTTTTGACCCGTATGTTTACCATAACATACATAATCACCCTCTTTACACCAATTTCCATTAGGAAACTTACTAGTATCTTTATACGCTAAATCTCCAATCTTCACAACCTTACCTACTGTAGTTAAGTATTTAATATCGTCTTTAAAGGAATCTGGCATTAGAATACCACCCTTTGTTTCGGATCGAATAGACATAGGACGTATTAAAATATGAAAACCGGGAAGAGAAGGAAGTACATCTGGATCAATAACTTCATCAGATGTTATCCACTCATCGTTTTTTGTAGCTTTAGCCATGTTATGTTGAAGTACCATAATTAGTGTTCCGTATTATTGTCATTATCCATTTCTTCTAAAACTTTTGAAGAATAATCTTTTAACACATGAATAGATCTTGTCAACCCTTCAATCATTCCAGTTAAATGTTTATAATGAACATAGTCTTCACACATCCCGGCAGCAAGCTGTTCACCAATCTTATCTATTTCCCCTTTAAGTATAGATTCAATTTCGTCAAAATCTGAGAACATAAACTTTTCTTTTTAATTGCATACGTATCTTTGTACTTTACGTATAGATAATCGGATGATTTAGTCCAATAATCGTCAAAACTTTCATAGTCTTTACGCATTGGGCGTTCCACACTATAGTTTATTTTACTTGGGTCGTCAACTCTATCCACGTTTTTTACGCATCTTTCCTAGAGTTTTTGCTAATGAAGCTTGTTTCTTGGTACGAGCGTCAGCTTTAGATCCTTTTTTTAGAACCTTATTAGCATAAGCAGATGTAGACATTCCAGCTTTTTTTGCTTTAGCACCAAAAGCACCGGGCCTTTTAATTGCACCTTTAATCCACTTCTTCTTAGTTTTTGACATTTTTACCTCTCTTAATTGCTGTTGGGGGATGGCTTCCGTTATGCATTGAATATAGTCGATCTACTTCTCTTTCCAAATCTTTTAATCTGGTAGCAACTGCACCATCTCTTTCAGACTGCTGTTTAAGAATTTGAGGACTAAGAATATCTCTAGCCATTGTATCTATGCTGGCAAGTGCAACAGCTTGACGGGCTTCTACTTTATCAAGACGAGTATTAATAGTGGACATTTCATCTTTTAACTCAGACATCTGTACGACCATTCCACGAATAGTAGTTTTAAGTACACCGTAAGTAGCGGCTAGTCCAGTAAGTACTGTTCCTAATGTAACTAATTCTCTTGGTCCTAATTCCAACATCTTACTTTTTACCAAACATAACAAGAGCTATGATTGCACCAACGGATGCACTAATAGCAAGAATTGATCCCATTACATTAAATACTTTGTTCCATCTTTTTTTAGACATTCTTTTTCTTTTTTCAACAAGCTCTTCATGTTCTTTTTGCTTTTGGGTTCTCATTAACTGGATTTCAATCCACGTGTCTTTTCCGAACCTTTGATTTAAAAGCAAAGAGATTTTATCAATCTGCTCTTGACATATTTTTTCTTCAACAGTTTCTTGTATAGCCATTTGAAGAAAGCTGTCAGATGTTACACCTTTGACAAGACCACCCCATTTAGTTGCAAGGGGGTGAGCTTTTTTCTTTACTTGCTCTTGGCCTTTAAAAACATTGTCAATCAATCCTGCTATTTCAGAAACATCTTGCGTTGTTTTTATTGCCATCTTAATGGCTTTACAGCTTTGCTGGACCAACTGAAGTCCAACTAATGTTTCTGCTACAACCATTATTTTATCCTACGTATTTAACTCTTCTTCAAATTTTTCTTTTGTCTTTTGTTTTTTCTTAGGATCGTCTTCAAATAACTCTGCTGGAGCTTTTGGACTACAGTTAGCCGAAGCCTGTATAACAGGAGTTAAAATAGTAATATCTCTAATTAACTGCGCTCCCCGTAGATAACATTCTTCCGCAGTTTGGTATGGTCCCAGTCTGTCATCTACTCTCATAGGACAAACGGAAGCTATAGCACATATGAAAACAAAAGCGTAGTACATTATCCCGTTGTCCAGAGATCTTGTTCAGCTTGTCTTCTTCTTACTAAACCAGCTAACTGTTTACCGTTTTGTTTTGTAAACCCCACATCAGCATCAAAAAATTCTGTCATGGCTCCCTCATAGTCGCCCTCATTTAATTTTTTCAAGCCTTTACTTTTCTTAAATGCTCCTTCTCCTACATTATCTATTAAAGAAAGAAGGGATTCTCGTTGACCTCTGTTCAGATCTACAATAACACTCTCATCTATAACTTCATTATTTTTATTTAATCTTTCCACTAAATCTTCTGTGGCTTCTTCTTCGGTTACACTCTTTTTACCGCTTTGTGTATCACCGTAACCTACAGTCAATATCCCTTTTTCTTTTTCATGTTCAGTGGCGTGATACGGATCTGATCTAAATCCTTCAAATCCTTTTACTAAATCAAGGGCTGATGCATATTCTGCTTCACCTGTCATTACTTCATTTCCTTTTTGTTGTAGTTGTTCTGGAGGCAATCCTCTAAATTCCTGAGATACAGGCTGTTCTGGAGGCGACCCTCTAAATTCCTGAGATACAGGCTGTTCTGGAGGCAACCCTCTAAATTCCTCAGATACAGAACCCATATCCATTTGTTCTGAAGGTAATCCAAGCAAAGGTTGGTCTGCTTGCGCTACTTGTTGATTTTCTATATCGTCCACTTTCTCTAGTAACTTTAACCACGCTAAAGGATCTTGATTTTTAGAACCACCTTGTTTCATAATAAAGTCTGTAATAGGATCTCCCGTACCTCCTGTTGCCATACGAACAGGACCACCTTTGTTATATCTCTTCTCTTTTTCCCTAGACTTTATTAAAAGTTCTCTTTCTTTAACGAGCTTCTTTATATTTTCTACAGCTATCTTTGCATTAGAACTGCGAATAGAATCATCGACTTTTGCTTTAAGATCACCAGCATCTTTAAGTGCTCTTATTTTATGATCTTGGTTTATGCTTAATTCTTTAATATCCAGTTCTCTGTTTTGTAGTGCTAGTTCCGCTGCGTCTTTAGTAGCACCCAGTTGGATTTTCTTTTGTTCCAGATCTAAACGTGCAGCTTCCAGTCGTAAGTTTTGCTGTTCTATAGCACCGACACCACCACCTTGTCCTTCGCTTGCTTGAAGAACTTTTTCAGCAGCATCTATAGAAAGTTTACTCAGAACTTCAGGGGAAACTTGACTACTGTCTTGTCCTGTTTGTTGAAGCTCAAGCTGCATCATTCCCGACATTTGTTCTTGATACTTCATTACCATATGCTCTTGTATATTAGCTTGAAGTACTGGAACAGCCGGAGCCATCATTTCTGTTTTACCTAATGTTGGATCTTCAATAAAAGCAGTTTTAATAGCAATGTGGGCTTCGTGATCTTGCTGTGGAAAAGCTTTAATAGGCAATCCTTTAACTACTGATTGAATATCTGCTATTGGATCTTGAGGTTTGGGTTCTTCCGGCGGTATAAAAAATCTTTCTGGATTTTGAATATTCGCTGCTTTTAAAATCGACATATGTACGTTTTGAAGATTATACATCCCTTGTGGAGCTTGGGAAGACAACTGAAGCACCATCTGTGCCATAGCCAATCTATGGGCAGCAGAAGGAACATTAGGATCAGATACAGGAATAACGTCAACACGACCATCAAAATCAGACTTAAAGACAGAAGAAGTGATATTAGGAACATCATAAGGATATTCATCAGGCAGAAACTCGTAGTTAATTTTGGCAAGGATTCTAAATTCATCACGCTGGCTTTTGTGTAATCGTTTGTGTATTGCACTAAAGAACTTAGCAGATGACTCGATAAGAGCCATCGTTGTTCCCACTGGTCCGTAATTACTTGACTCATTAACGATCTGTTCAGTAGAGTCGGCAAACTTCTGTCCTGTTGTTGTCAGGAAGTTTAACATATTGTACAGAGTTTGGGATGGTTCTTTATAAGGAAGCGGAACAATAGATTTTTGTAAATCCAGTCCTGTAGCCTCTACTTCTCTAAACTCACCGGGAGCAATAGGATCATTACTTCCAACTACTCGTACACCACGAGCTTTAAAACCACCGGGAAGGTTAGAGAATTGTCCGGCATCTACCAAACTACGAAGTGCAGAAGTAGCACTCATGGTGAGATTACCCAACAGATGTATCAGACCCAATCCGTAAAATCCAAATCCCGGTACAAATTTATAATGTGTAAAGTAGGTTTGCTTTGTCTGGGTTGGGTCTTCCTTTGACCAGTTTCTACGTATAGCTATAACTTTTTTACTATTTTCTTCTACAGTTATTACATAAGGTAAAGCTAACCCATCAGGATTATTTAGGGGTGCTGGCAGATCTCTTTGGCAGTGTTGTTCGAGAAGAGTGTACTGCTCGTCATAATTCTCGGCAGGACTTATTCCCATTATATTATCTATTTTACTTGTAAACTGATTTGGATCAGGTGCAGTTGCTTCGCCTAAATCAACATCCATGTACATTCCGTTTATAACTTCTCGATCCATTTCATTCGGAGTTCGGAAAATAACGTGAGTGTACCGTTCTGCTTTTTGTAAGTCAGGTGCGTTATAAGATACATAGAACTGATCAACGGGAACAAATTCAGAGCACGGTCTTCTCATAGACGGATCGTAGTACATCTTTTTAAAAGCAGATCCGATAAGAGGAAGATGAAACAACATCTTTTCAAATTCATCAAAGTATTCTGAAATCTGTTCTGTAAACTGGTAGTTCATAAAATTCTGAACACGATTAGCTTGATCTTCACGTTCAGGACTTATAGATCCTACAATCTGTGTTCGTACAGGACCACCCGATGGAAACATTTCGATAGTAGCTTTAGATTGGAATTTAACCGCAGACTCAATAATCAGAGGAGATACAGCCGTACACGAGCCTTCAAACGGTTCTGTTGTTTCTTGTAGCTTTAGCCCAAGCAGGTCAAATCCTCTTTCAAAAGTAGATTCCCATTCTTCTCTTGATTCTTTATCTGCACTGTAGGACTCTACTACATCTTCTCCCAGTTCTTTGAGAGTGTCTTCGTCTAGGAGTTCTGCAAGGTTAGCATAGTGATCTTGTGGTGGAAGCATTTCTGACTGTGCTCCCATTCCCATCAATTCTTCCATACCCGGTTCTTCAAGATCTATCTCTACTTCCATCTCTTCATTAGCAGGAAGAGAATTACCCGTTGGTATTCCCGATAGTAGATTACGTTCAACCGCCATTACATATGTCCTTTAACTTTTTTTGTATAGAGACAAGATCACGTAAAATTTCATCTCTACGCTGTCGTGCTTCATCTCGTTCTTTTGTTAACGCATTTACCTTATCAATATACTCTAATTCCGTTTTACTTAAATCAAGCATAAGACGACTCATAGAAAAATTCCAATAACCTTTACGTGGCGGTTTATAGACCGATTCATCTTCTTCATATTCTGGATCGTCTTGATGAGACACATACCAAGAATCCCT